TTTGATCAGGTGACGATGTCACCTAAGAACCTGGCAGCACTGTCCAAGTACAGCCGCCAGACCCTGCTCCAAGCCACACCTGGCATTGAGGAGCTGGTGCGTCGTGACCTGACTGACGGCATCAACGCTGCTGTTGATTCCGCAGTGCTCAACGGCTCCGGTTCTTCCGGCCAGCCCACCGGCATCCGTAACACCAGCGGCATCGGCTCTGTGGCCATGGGCACTAACGGCGGTGCCATCACCATGGAGAAGATTGTTGACCTGGAGACCGAAGTCACTCAGGACAACGCCTTCGGCCCGAACATGGCTTATGTCACCAACGCCAAGGTGATGGGTGGCCTGAAGAAACTCCGCGCTGGTGGTTCCACCACCACTGACGGTGCTTTCCTCTACAACACCGATCTGCAAGCTGTTGGTCGTGGCCCCACGCCTCTGACCCTGAACGGCTACCCGATTGCCGTCACCAACGCTGTGCCTTCCAACCTGACCAAGGGCACTAGCTCCAGCGTGTGCTCCGCTCTGGTTGCTGGTGACTTCAGCCAGGCAATGCTCGGCTTCTACGGCAACGGCCTTGAGATCACCGTGGGCACTGACTCCGATGACTTCAGCAAGGCTCTGACCTCGGTTCGCGGCATCATCACATTCGATGTCGCGGTACGCCAAAGCTCGGCGTTCGCATCAATCGAGGACATCACCACCGCTTGATAACGGGGAGGGGGCCGGCAACGGTCCCCTTTTTTCTCATGAAAATCACCTGCACTAGAAACGTTATGGCATCTGGCAAAGCCCTAGAGGCTGGCCAGTCTTATGACGTGTCTGACTCTGACGGCGCACTGCTGATCCGCATGGGTAAAGCAGTCGAGGGCGCAGCACCTGCTAAGCCCAAAGCAAAACGAACGACTAAAGCTAAGGCTGATGGCGTTTGATGCGCTTGCTGCTGACCTAGGAGTTTTCCTAGCTGACTACGGTGTGTCTGCTACGTCAGGCGCAACGACAGCCAATGTGATTCTTGATGAGCCCAGTCAGGTCTTGGCTGGTGACATGGTGCTCAGCACTGACTACCAAATCACCGCCAAGGCTTCTGACTTTGGCACCCTTACAGCAGGCACCAGCATCACCGTCAATTCTGTTGCCTACACAGTGCGCGAGACACGCTTGATTGATGACGGATTGTTTTGTGAGATCTCGCTGCAGAAGACATGACAACGCTGCGGGAAAACATTCTTGATGACATTGTCAGCAGCCTTGCTGGCACAACCAACGTCGGAACGCGCATCTACAGAAGCCGTGTGGTGCCGTTGCAACGTGGCGAAAGCCCTGCATTGGTTGTTGAGGCGATCAGCGACACACCTGAACAAAACACCAGCCTGCCAACTCTGGACTGGTCGCTCACTGTGCGTGTTTCTGTGATTGTCCGAGGCGATAAGCCTGATGAAGTTGCAGACCCGATTGTTGAGAGTCTGCACAGCAAAATCATGGCGGACCTTACTCTGGGCGGCTACGCCATAGACGTACAACCAGGAACGACAACATTTGAAATGGTTGACGCTGATCAGCCAGCTGGTGTGATTGGTGTTGAATATCTAGTGCGTTACCGCACCCGGCTCGCTGACCTGACACCAACAGGTGCTGCAAACGCGGTGCTTGTTCGCAGCCTTGAGATCAGCCCTTTTCAGTCTGACGCTGTTGAGCGTGAGCTGATTCGCGGTTATATGGGCAACTATGAAGTGCTCCACGCCAACCAGCGCGTTGAAGTCACTTTTGAGGTTGAAATGGTCGGCTCTGGAGCAGCCGGCACCGCTCCTGCTTTTGGCCCGCTGCTTAAGGCTTGCGGCAACAGCGAAACCATTGTGGCCAGCACCTCGGTCACCTACGCCCCGGTGAGCAGCAGCTTTGACTCTGTCACCATCTACTTTTTCCAGGATGGCGTCCGCCAGAAAGTGACTGGCGCTCGCGGTTCGTTCTCTATCTCTGCAGAGATTGGCCAGATTCCGACAATCAGCTTCACGATGGTTGGCATCTATAACGAGCCGACCGACGTTGCAAACGCAACACCGACGTATCAGAACCAAGCCAAGCCGGTGCTGTTCAAGAACGGCAACACCACCAGCCAGCAGCTGTTCAGCTATGCCGGCGCGGTGCAGTCGTTCAGCTTTGATCAAAACAATCAGAGCGTTTACCGCGAGCTGGTTGGTGGCAGCAAGGAAGTGTTGATCACTGATCGTCGCCCTGGCGGCAGCATTGTTCTGGAGGCCGTCACCATGGCAACTAAGAACTATTTCACCAGCATCACTGGCTCTGCTACTGGGAACAACACCTTCCAGCATGGCCAAACTGCTGGCAACATCTTTACTTTCAGCGCACCTCAGACTGATTTGTCTGCTGTTAGCTACTCAGATTCTGACGGCGTTCAGATGCTGAACTTTGACTACACAGCAACCCCGACAACATCGGGCAATGATGAGTACAGCCTGGCACTTACATAGTGCGCTAGTTTTGGGGTGAATTTTTCCTTTTATGGGATTCGTCCTTAAAAAGTCCAACACCTACAAGTGGCCCGTTTCTGTGGATGTCCCTGTTGATGGGGGCAAACACGAGCGGGTCACTTTTGATGTTGAGTTCAGAGACTTGACGCAAAGCCGTCTGCTGGAGATTGCTGAGCTGAGCGGTGAAGGCAATCTGTCTGACGTTGAGATCGCTCGCGAGGTGATGTCAGGTTGGGCAGGCGTTGAGGATGAGAACGGCGAGGAGCTGCCTTACAGCATCACCAAGCGTGACGAGCTGCTCGACGTGCCAATGATGGCTAGCGCGATTGCTGGCGCTTATTTGGACAGCAAGCAGGGAGCCAAGAGAAAAAACTAGAGGAGGCCGTTGAGTATCTGTTC